GTGTGTCTGATCGATTTGATTAAGTTGGAATTTATCCTACCCAATGCTAGAACAGACAAAACACACCGTAACACCTCTCCAGGAGGTAACTCGTTCGAACGAGAACGGCGAACTTCTTAAAAAGGAAGTAAACCGTCTTCGCGCTCTGAGCCAAGACCTGGAGGGAACTGGGATGATGAGTCCTAGGGAAGGCCTGACCGGCCTACCCTGCGAACCCACCCAAACCCCTAATCCGGTTAATCCCGGTACAGGGGTTTCCTCTCAGCCAGGGGGGGATGAACTCCCCCCTGACTTTGAGGGCCACGCTCGACACCTTGTCAGTGTCGTGCGCGGACTTAATTGCTTTTGGAACGGCAGAAAGAGCGACCTTATCAGTCAACTCTCTCGTAGGTTCCAGGAGATACACCGTGATATACCGTTTGAAAAGGTCATCAAGTGGTTTTACGGTGCTAGCCTTTCGATAGTGGTCGGGGATACAGTTCCCCCGTGCCCCTATCGACCCGTGCAGGATACAATTGAACTTCTGAGTCCATGGACGATGTGGAAAGTACCTCGTTATCTCTTCGGAGGTAGCTTTGGGAAACAGATCGCCAGAAAATTCCAGAAGGCCATCCAACGATGGTCCGATGGAACTTTCTTACAGAAAGTTCGAGCGTTGAGCTTGGGGCAGACCTTCTTATTATCTAAGAAGGGTACCCCGGTTGTATCCTCGGCTCTTAAAGAAGAAGCCAGGGTCAAGCACAGGAAGGCGTTAAGTGATCGCGAGAAGGGTCTCCATGCCCGAGATCGCGAAGTGATTGTGGATAGTGATGTCCGGTTTGACGATGAGGTAATCAGAGAGATAACCAGAACCGTGACAGAGCTCTTTGGAAAGAATAAGTTTAAGGTTAGGGAGGGTATAGCATCCTTTCCTTCCACATCTGCTCATTTCTTTACCAACGCACGAGACGGTGGCGCCTCCGGTCGCATACTTCAAGCTTTTCTCTCTTCGGAGAGTGAGCCCGGAGCATGCGAGCGGTCTCGCACCATACGGATAACAGCCGAACTTGAAGAAGAGATAAGGGACTTTGTCCATTATGAGGGAATGAACTCTCGATTCTTCAAGAAGGTTGTTGAGGGGCTTGATCAAGAAGACGCAGCGGGGTACTCTGTACTCCCGGTGCAAATTCTTGAGCCGCTCAAAGTCCGTACCGTGACATGTGGGCCAGAAATGGCCTACTGGTTGATGATTGAAATTCAGCAGTTTATGTGGGGGGTGCTTAAAAGACACCCAACCTTTGAGCTTATTGGAAAACCTATTAGCAGTGAGATTCTACAGGATCTCATCGATTGCCGTCCAACTGGATCCTTCTTGAGCGGAGATTTCGAAGCCGCGACCGACAACCTACGCAAGTTCCTTTCGGATCATTGCTTCAAGGAAGTCGTTCGTGTCTGTGAAATCCCCGCTTGGATCCAGGATCTTGGGTTAGCCTGCCTAACCGGCCATACTATCTTTGAAAAAAGAGATTTGGCTGGAGAGAAGACTAAGCAAGAAAACGGTCAGTTGATGGGATCTCCCTTGTCTTTTCCGATCCTGTGTATTATAAACGCAGTTACAGCTAGGATGGCTTTTGAGCGTAAGCTCCAAAAGCTACCCTTGCGCCGTCTTCCCATTAAGATAAATGGGGATGATTGTGGTATGCGTTACACTTCGGAGGAGAGGAAGAGATGGGAGAGAATCACCGCTGCGGTTGGGCTGAAGCCCTCGGTCGGTAAGTGTTACTTCGACCAGAGCTTTATACAATTAAACTCTGTACTTTTTATCCTGAAGGACGGGGCCTTTCAAAAGGTTCCCTTCTTCAACTTTGGGTTGACCAAGCCTAGGTCGTCCAAAGGGGATAAGGAGCGTGACCCCCTTTCTTTGGGGGATCTTGCACGTGAGTTTGTATTTACAGCCTTTCCGGATGGGTTTGAAAATCTTTCCAAAGATTCACTATGGGAGAAGCGGAATGCCGCGCTCACCTACTTCATTAGAGCACAACGGAAGCTTTTTGAAGCCATGCCCCCTCAGGCGAGAGGGATTTCATGGTTTCTTCCGAAGTCTTATGGCGGCCTTGGTCTTCCTCAAAAGAGGAAGATCATTGCCAACAAAATGAGTAGTGAGGCGCTTGCTCTTGCTAGCTTCCTCCACACTAAGATGCAGGGCGGGGAGTGTCCCCCGAGTCCATTTGGTAGGTGGACCCAGGATATGCACCCCTGGCTTCAGAAAGCCCTCCAGGAGACAAC